TCAAGATAGCATGAGTAGATTCATGCATAACCTGTATGCCAGTTTCAGTAATGAAGTAATCCACCTGACCATCAATAGCATCCGTCTCAACATCAGTAAGCAACTTAGTATCGCGAAGAGGACGAATTTTAATATTCGCCATATCCACAACACAAGCGTAAGCAGCCCACTGACCACGGAAATGCTTATACGGGACAACGTTCAAGTTTCCAAAGGGTGACATAAACATGCGAACCCCAGGGATACCCAAAGCATTGCGTACAGTATTATCCCCATACGCAAATCCACCGTTAAGGTGTTTTCCCGCAGCATTAGCCATCATCTTAAGCCAGCTATTACTTGCAAATAATGTCTTCGTTTCCGAAGGATTATCAACAAGATCATCGAAGATGGCATCCATGATATCGTGAAGTGCCGATATTGCTTCACCAGCTTCTATTACACTAGAATCAAGCTGGAAAGCACTATCATTATCAGCATTCTTGGTGTAGATGAAGCCATCAGTTTGACCAACACCCAACCCCTTGAACCTAGTCAATGGGTTTTCATCAGTAGTTGCCAAAATTCCATAGTCGGTGCCTACTACACCGCCACCCTGGAAAACCATGGCTAGTTCCATCTCGGTCTTATGCTCAAGTGCCTTACGATAACGAAGCATTGCAAGCTCATTACCACCACGCATCTTGACTGCTTGCAGAGTATTAGAAATACTACAAGGAGTCTTAAAGATCTGTACGTAATTAGTAATTGAGCGAGAAGCTTTCCGATTCTCGTTCGGCAGTCCAGAACCTTGAGGAAAACCACGAAGTTGAGCCTGCGGAGTAATAACTTCACACGTCATAGCATAGGATGCAGAACCATCCCAATCAGTGACGACAAAATTAGCAACCGCAACACCATTTGGCTTGGTAGTCGTAGCTGCAACGTTACTAACTTCCGCAACATGACCAGACCAATCAGACGAAGTACCCATTTCGACAGTCTCGCCAGCCTCAAACGTAGCAATAACAATGCGATCCTTCACATTGCCAAGCGAACCAGTAGCCCCACCATCCTGTGCAAGAACAGTACGAAAACTAGCACCATCAAGAGCACTCTTGTTGATTATCACTTCGAACGTTTCAGTAGCAGCATCATCATCAGTACCCCAACAAGAGAGGTAGATAACAGGGTCAACTACCGAAGTCTTATCATCACCAGTAGCAGCAACTTCAATTGCTTGCCAATCCTGCGGTTTGATCTTAAGCGTCCAGACGAAATCATCAACATCTACTGTACGCTCAAGAACAGCGGAGAAGTTACGAACTGTAAACAGCTCGTTCTCCATGTGGGTAAACTGGATCTGATCAGTAGGCTCCTTACCTGCTGCCATAATCCAGGAAATAAACTTGGACTGATCAGCACCTAGCATATGAATGCGGTCTGAAATGTCCAAAATGAAACGGTCCTCATTGTTGAACTCTGTACCGTAACCTGCGAATAGGTCTTGGCTATTAGCAGAGCCAACAGAGGTGCCACCTGCGGAATCAAAAGAGCCATCTTGCCATGGCATAAACATCTTTTTGACACCACTAAAAAAGCGACTCATTTCTCACCTCCGTTAAACCAAAGTGCTAAGATCATTGGGATTAGCAAGCATCCTAGCCCTTCTATTCTCCATCTCCGATATCTCGGTACGAGGATCTTGACGCTCTCCACTAATACCCGCAACACTAGCTGGCGGCATCTCCGTGTCGTCGTTAGACTCAGAAGTCTGCTCATTTTCAGTGTTATTGGGTTCATCCTGGGGAACTTCAGGAACATTACCATTTACAGCTTTCCACATCTTAAAGACTTGCTCTGGAGTGAATTGCCCTGGATTCATTGTCCACTGAGTGAACTGATCCAGTTCTGTAGATGGCATTCCTTCTTCTGCTAACCGCTCAGAGAACTTCTTGAAAAGCTCTTTGCGTGCGGTTATCTCGGCCTGCATGTTGGGATCAATGGCCTGTCCGGTGTTCCCTTGAGGGGGCACGGCAGGTTCCTGCCCAGTTGGCTGACCATACAAAGCCCGCTCGGTTTCCCCAGACGGTGTACCAGCGGGATCTGTAATTCCTTGCATATGTTCCTGGAGCATTGAAACCGCTCCTGGATTCTCTTCAAGATAACTTATAATTCCAGTATACTTGGCTGCGCCTGACAGTTTCTCTGCAATATCACGCGCTTTAGTTGCTTCCTCACGCCAGTAAGATACATCAGCATCTTCTTGTTTCTCTACTGGCTTACTTTGTTCCTCTTGATTCTTGTTTTGTTGATCACTATCTTGTTCAGGTTTAATATCAATCCTATTACCATCACCATCAAACTCAGGCTTAATAACCTTATGAGTCCCACGCCTTTCAAGGCGTCCAGCAACATCATTACCACTTGTATTAACATCAGTCGTACCCATTATTTACTCCCCGTTTTAGCACTTGCCTTGGCAGTTGCTAGAGCTGCAATTGATTTGGCCTGGAAATTCTGTGCCGCTCCCATGCCCTGTACCTTCAACTTCTTTTTCTCCAATTCAAGTTCATCATTGAAAACCTTAAGAGAGTCAGCTAGCCTGGCCCTAGTAAGACGCTGTTCCATTTGCGTTTGTCTCAGCTCGTCCTTTACTCCCTCGCTACCCTTGAGGGCTACTATCTGCACTTCTCTTTGCTGCAATTCTCTTCGTAATGTTTGATTTAGACCAGACAAATCCTTAACCTCTTCGCCAAGAGCTGCAACCTGTGCGCTAAGCTGTTGCATCTCACCCATACGTTCAATTACACCTTCACGATCAACAACATCAGTTTTCTTAAGAACCTCAATCTTATCAATGATTCCTTGAGCGTGCATCTCTAAGTAAAGATTAAGTAATGCCATTCTATTAGTGGGCATAGTAGTTGCATCAACTACAACAATATCATACTTACCAATAGATACATCATTGACTTTACGCATACCTCCAACAATGTTATCTCTCTGAAGCTGATTAATATAGATATCTCTATAATCCATATTATTCTCTCCAGCTATACGCATAATCTTTGGAAACTTATATAAAGCTTGAGCATACTGAAAAGTAACATGACCTAAAACACGAAGGGCGGCATTGGCGTGTTGAGCTTTGAATTTGAGTTTCCTAGCACCCGCTTCCTCTAGGGCAAGCAAGCCACGGTATGTTTCGGGAGCATCGGCAGGAGAGCCCATCATTGGAGCGAAAACATTCAACGCATATTCAATGTCGCCCTTCACTTCTTGTTCTAACTGGAAGAACCCTGCTGGTAACTGTCCAGTTTGTAATGCCTCTGGCCTCTCAAATCCTTGATGATACTCAAGGATTTCACCAGCTCTAGTACCAGTTTCTTCCCACTTCTTTTTGTCGTAGAAAGCACCTTTCTGCCCAAGCACTCTGAAATTACCTTGCAACGTAGCATTATGAATCATAATCGATCTACGTTTATTCCGTTCTCTTTGCATGTCCTTGGCCTTGGATACATCACCTTGAACAAATGGTGAATCATTGTGATGCAAAAAGAATGGAACAATCGGATATGTATCAGTTGGTAAAATAAATCTATAAAGCGTTCTAGAAGCACCAGGTTGACCAACATACGCCGTAACCCTTACCCTAGTTCTCCAAATCTTGATTGCCCTAGATCCCATTGGCAACTGTATCTTTGGATCATATTGATCCCCTCTTACTACATTTATCATTCCCGTCTGAGGATCCATGATCTTCCAATAAGGAACCTTGATCTTTTCATAATCTTCAAGCACTCTCGTATTGTCATCATTGGGATCCATATATTGATAATCAGCTTGGCTAAAACCATAACCAGAAGTATTATCATCTGGCATAGCATTACCATCTTCTTTATCAATCATTGAGCCAACTTCATTAGCTGTTCCGTAGATCATTCCTCTTTTATCTGGATAATTAAAAGCTAGTGAAGATTTAGGAATGATTCTAGAAATAAATATATGTCTAGCATCTGATAAATCTATCTTTCTTGAATTAGGATCTGGATAAACATCCCAGATAGGAACACGTATCAAACGAACTTCACCACGACCATCATCAGCATAGGGATCAATCTGAACCATTAAGTATCCAACACCTTTAACAAAATAGTCTTCTATACATTGCTGGAATTCAACATCTCCATTAGACTGTTGCCATATATACTCAATAACATCAGACCAAAGAGCGGCAATTTTAACATCGCCATCCTCTTTAGGTATCGCTCTAAAACTAGGTCTTTTTGAAGTGAAGACTGCAATCTCTTGCTGTATAAGGGGAGAAATCTGATCAATCTTAAGAGGGGCCATTCCTTTAAGTCGCATCTGATATAACTCATTAGCAGTCCAATGCTTCCCCATATAAAAGTCTTCATCCTGGGCTACCTCCTTAGCCCATGGAGTACGTTGACTTTTATAAGCCTCCCAGGTTTCCCAAGCTTGCCTGGCATATTGGGGAACACCGACTAAAGAACGTACCATGATTCAACCTCTTGATGGTTTCTTTCCGCACGATTCAAACTCTCTACAAATCGTTCAATTTCCGGTGCGTGGGAAACCTCATTTGCTAGGTAGACGCCATCCAATATATCATCATGGGCAGCGTTTGGAAAGCTGAAAAGTTCAGATTCAAATTCTGTCATTTCTCTTCTATGGTGGAAACGACCAGAGGCGAACAGCGGTTGTAACGACCTTATTCTAGAGTCTTTACTGGTGCGAGGCTTCGATTCAACAACACCAACATAACATTCCCGTTGAAATTGAATTCTCCTAAACTCATTCGCTACCGCCTGTTGAAATTGAACTGTTTCAATATTGATCGTGTTTGCTTGATACTTAATAGACATTCTTATCATAGACTCTATAATGTCATTAATATTCTTTGTCTTCATCCTATCATACTCAAGTAAATATTTATTTTCATCGAAGTCAGTACCAACAGCAGCTACAACTGAAAAGTCAGCTCGTTTATCCTCACTAATTGCCAAGTCAACACCTATACCAACACCAATTGGAATAAGAACATTATCACGCACAAGTAATGGTTGATGACTTTTAACACAAAACTCATCTATAAAGTATCTATACCATTCTTCTCTGAAACATTGATCTTCAAGAGAGATAGGTATATTCATATATTCTTGATAGAATGCGCTCAATATCCCTCTGGCTTCATAGCTCGTTTTCAGCTTGGCTAATTTGTTCAACGAGAACCGCTGCGGCCACAGAGAAACGTTGTTCATGATTGCCTGATAGAAATGGGTCTTGAATGCTGGATCACCGCGTGTACGGCTCAAATAAGAAGCCTCATGGATGATCGTGCCAATAGTAATGAGACGACCATCATCAGCCAATGAAGGCTCAACAGCCTTTGCCACCCATGAGATGTTTTTCTCGATTTGCTCTCTTGTTCCCGAATTCGTCTCTGATTCGAAATCATCAAGGATCACATCATTAGGTCTAGTAATGGTAGCCTTACCCATAAGCATACCACGTATCTTTTGACCTGTCCCCTTTGCCATGATTCTACAGTTATTAACTGTTCTAATCTCTTCTTCTGTCCACTTATCTCCAAGTAGGTTACCAAAGTAAGCTCGTAAGAGATGATTACTTCTTAAATTCTCTGCAATGATACTAAGGAAGTTAATTGACTGTGACTGACTCTCTGAAATAATGATACAAAAATAATCTTCTGTCGGTGGATTATAACATATCCGCCAAAGAGGATACACAACAGATGCAACCGTTGATTTAGAATGCCCTCTAGGTGCAATGATTGCAATCTTCTTAAGGCTACTATTCTTTAGATCAGCATAAATCTCTTTATGAAATTGTGGTGTCTTGGCATACATGGCCTTTGGAAGAAACATATGTGCAAAAGCAGATATATCATTATATCCAACCTCATATACTTCCTCTTTATTTCCAAGATCAACCATTACTGCCTAACTTGCCAATGGCTTAAGTCTTTTAACTTCATCTGTCAAATCAATCATAGCTTTTGTAAGTCCATGGTAACCCTCTAGAAAATCTCGAATCTCATCACGATCTTTCCATAAACACTGAAATTTCTCTGCTGCTACGGCCTTTCTAACTTCACCCATAATCTCTTTATTCTTATCAGTATACTCCATAATTGAACGAATGTTACCATCAATTATCTTAATTCGATTATAATGCGTTGGATCAACTTGACAAGCTAATGTACTCTGTCTTGCAGCAACATGAACATTATCATTACCATTGATCTTTTTAGCCAAGAGAATTGTTTTCCCGACCTCCAAAACCCGGTAGAGAATAATCAGAACAAGTCCGACTACTCCAAATTCTAAAGCTGCTGAATCTACCATGTTACTTTCCTATGTTTAATTAGCTGGAATGTATCTTACTTTTAACTTAGGACGTTGATCGGCTGAAGGATTTGTCACACCAACAAACAATACATTCTGGCTTGTACTAAGATCACAACCCATTAACCAAAATCCATTGTTTATACCAATATCAGCAACATGCTGAACTGCTTTGGTAATGTCATATGAATGATAATCAGAAGAACCACCCCAATCTCTTCCAGCAAACTTAGGAATATCATCTATATCAAGATCAGTGATATCACTAAACCATTTAAAGTCTTCCCACTTTGAACCACCATGTCTTGCTGGCCAATTAACTTCATCACCATTTGCTCTATACATATAATTATTGTTACAAGTCTTACTACCGCCTGTAACAAGATCAATATCAGAAACAGTGCATGGAACAACATAAAGAGTATCACCGGGATCTTCCATTGTATAGGTTGTATTTTGTGTCAATATCAATTCAGCATATATAACCTCACAACCAATGAACCTATCTAAGTTCTCAACTCCAAAGTATACAGCACTTGTTTCTTGTTCTCCACCAGCATCAGCAAAATATCCATTAGTATCATTATCTCCATGAAAGACTACACTACAAACATTTGCATTTCTCTCATACTCCGTATCTGAATCATCACTACAATGCCACTCTTTGTTATTCGTTGTATCCACCAACGCTTCATCATATGTACCACCAAGAGCTTTTATATCACTGGTAAAATTAGTATCTCCAGTAACTATAGAATATTTAACATCTGGATTAACATCAAACAAAGTGCTATCCGCATTCCATACTGCTATACTTGCACCATCTCTGAAACCAACAGCTCTACGAGTGCCAAACTCTGTCATTGATCTAGGATCACCTACTCCCATTTGATAACCATCTAATATATTATCTGGAGGAAATTGAGGATTATTAGGATCAAATATACGAACACCACTAGTAATACCAAATGAAGTTGTCCTACCTTGAGTACCAAAGTAATATTTACCATCACTATCAACATAAGTCATACTTGATATTGTCATCTGCATATCACGTGTAGGTTGTGTTGTCCAACCACGATCTGTCATAATAGAGTTAACAGAAAGTCCAAACAATAAACTATCTGAATCAGCATTAAACAATCGATCCCATGAAGGTACAGCATCTAACGGACTATCGCATATCCAAAACCTACCAACTGAATTGTTCTTATAAGACTGCGCTCCAACAATCATGATTGCTTCATTGGCATAAAATGCATATGGACTACTAGCACCAGCAGCACCACCAGTAGTTCCATAACCAATATTTCTGGTCCAATCACCTACGCCAGTATATGAAACAAACAAACCACCAACATTGTCATCAGGACTAGTATCTTGAGCAATCCACAATCTGTTATCAACAAGATCTATCGTATAATACTCTTGCCAATCAGATGTAGGAAGACTACCGCTATATGCAGTAAGACCACCAGTAAGTGTCTCAACACAGGACCAAACTGATCCATTCCAAGTGCAGAGCATTACACCTGTACCAATCAAGGATCCACCATTACCAACTTCATCATCATATGCTCTATAGGTAACAAACAAAGAATCACGACTACAGGTTATATCGTCAAACAACCATCTTTCTGGATTCGTTAACCCAGCAGTAACTTCTGTCCATTCATTATCACCATCAAGATCATGGTCATACCATTGATGTACTCTACCTGGAACTGCTTTCTGTATGTTATCACTATAACACACAAACAAACTAGGATTACCAAGACTATACCAATCTTCT